AAGCGGTTTTTGAAAAATCAATATTCTGATTCTCTATACAAGAAATCCAATAAGGAAATATCCAATCTCTCTCATAGATTGGACAACCAATCACTAGTTCAATCATAAACTACTCTGAAATAGATTTTGTTGTTTCTTTCACACTCTTCTTAGCAGGTGTGCTAGTTTCTACGCTTGTTGATTCAATCTTCTCTTCTTTAATTTCAACAGCGTTAACATTCACTACTGGCACCACTTGCTCCGTAGTCTCTTCTTCGGGTTCTGCCATAAGAAATTCAACTATGGAATCAATAACATCCACTAAAGCTTCCAGAGCTAATCTGGTTTGACCATTGCTAACTGCTTTTCTAAACACTAGAAGGGCATCTGCTTTTGTGTTATCGCTACTTGTGATCTTATCATTTACATTAAACATCATTTTTATCCTTTTCAACGTCTGATTCTATAACAGTATACTCCTTTTCCAGGAGAGATTCAATTACTGATAGAAAATTATTATCATATCTTTTAATATCCGGAGAAGTTTTTCTTCCATTTTGGTTCATCGGTCTCATAGCATTACCAACGCCTCTTCTATTGTTTGGCGTATTTTTCTGCCCTGGCCCCGCAGATTTTTGACCATCAGATGTTTTTGGTTCAGGCGCTTTGCCTGTCCCTGTCCCTTGTGCCTTAGCTTGGGCTTGGGCAGTTGCGTTAGTTGCGTCGACTTGAATATCACTTTGTATTGATGCGTGTGTCTTATTCATATCAATATCAGAATCATATCCTAACTCTATGCGGGCTTCATCTAACGTAATTAGATTAGATACATATTTTTGAATGACGTGATTTTCTTTTTTGACTTGTGTATCAACATCTATTTCCTTGAACTTAAAATAGCATCTATCCGAATCTCCACTTTCCATTGGATTTGAGATTGGATCAAAGCCACCTTCAAATAATAATTCATTAAATATATTTAATCTTACCATTTCCGAAAACAACTTTTGCATCTGCTTGATTCTGTCATAGAGCGCAACGTCTAATCTTTCGGTGACAGATCTGTTACCACCATTCATCGACATTCCAAGATGATGCGGTGCAACGCCTAATCCAATTGCAACACGTTCTTTAAAGTGGTTTAGGTACTGACTTGCGTCAAGAGCAGATCCCTGTGATCCAATGACTTCTACATCGTGTCTGAACGGAAGAATCAATCCACCTTCAGCTCTTAGATTTTCTATTTCTATAGCTGCTTGTTCAATCTCTTCTGGCTCAGCTGGTTGTTCTGCGGTTCCAATCTTGTATTTATAGAGTGGAAATAATTCTCTGTGAACAAGATTCTGAATATCTTCCTCAATTTGACGAAGCGCAATAACGTCATCTAGTACGTTAATCAAAAACGGAGTGCCAAATGCTCTACCGGTTTTTCTATCAAAGTGAAGATGGATTACTTTTTCTGCAGTCCAAACTGGATTTCCCTCAAGCGGCATATAAGTAAGAGGGTCCGTCTCCTGCCTGTATGACTTAGGTCTGTTATGCTTGTCTCTGAATATTCTTACTTGCTCAGTAGGGATTAGGTAATAACCTATTACCGGAAGATCTCCAGTCATAGGTGTTAATTTATCTGGAAAGTACTCACTTAAATCACCTCTTGCCTTAACAATGAAAGCATTTGAGAACTTAAAGAGTTGATCCGAGACTTCAATTAAGAAATCAACGAATGGTCTTTTCATTGCTATTTCCATAAAATCTATTCTTTGATGCAGATAAGAAATAGCTTCTGGATTTTCAGAAACTATTTCCCAACCCTCTTTCCAGAAAAGATCTTTATACTTAGACATAGCTTGCTTAACATAAGAGTCCGTATCAACAGCCTGCATAAGTCTCTCAAAGTCGTATGCAGGTCTTTCAAAAGTAGCTCTATTATTGAAGTAATAGTTGGTACCCTGAAAGCCAAGAGCAAGCGATGCTATCTTCATAGCCTTAGACAAACCCTTTACCTGTTCTGGTGCTAAAGCCTTATCGGAAAAAGTAAGATCCTTATCTACTGTTTGAAATGGTAGGTAATCCCTAATTGCCATGGTACGTCCTTATTTAAGCCTATGTTTAATAGTAGACTCTATTTGCCTAGGCTGTAATTTATTGTTTCTCTAATATTCCTGCGGCTTCAAAGGTCTTCTTGATAATAAGATCTTTTACAGCCTCAAGCCAAAAAACTGTTTCAGCTTCTGTAAAATCGCTTTTATAAGAAAGGTTCTTATCGCTAATCTTAATCTCAACTATAAATTCTGTCTTTACTTCTACTTCTGGTGTGTCACTCATTTTACTTTTGTCCTTTTAGTCTTTGGATAATAATTGATTGTTGTTTAATTGTTGCTTCTTTTATAACTAAATCAGTCATTAAGCTGCTAAGTTTTTCTTGAAAAACAGCTATAATTAAATTAACATCTAAATTAGAATCATTAATATCTGATTGAGAAGTTTCCATTATATCAGTTTCCTGTTCTTCTTGCTTGCTTATTCTAGACATTTTACTATTATACCATTAACTAAGTTTAGACTCAAGTTCTTCTACTTTAGCTGACAGTTCTTGAATAGCTTTAATCAAAATAGGAATTATTTCAATTGTATTCCACATAGCTGGTTTCCAAGCATTTAAGTCAAAAAGGCCACCTTCTTTGTCCCATGGTAATTCGTTTGATGGTGGTTGTAAACTAACAAGTTCGGGTTGTGTTTCAAGAACCTCTTCTACTATTAAACCATAAGATCTATTTAAACTTATAAGATCTTTAGCTTGATCAGTCCATGGTTCATTTGTTACTGGATCTATTTCTCCCATTTTCCAACTAAAAATTCTTGGTCTTAAATTATTAACTATGGAAAGACCGTTTGACATATCTTCTATGTTTTCTTTATGCTCTCTTAAAGATGAATATCTAACTATTCTTTCAACAGTTTGTCCGGTAACTGTTGCGGCCCAAAGGGGACCAACCAAGTTGTTCGCCGCCACTGTGCCTGATGTGATCACTGGGAAACCATTTGTAGCTCTATAACTAAAAGTATCTTTTACCGTGATATTTCTTGTTTCAACTGATCCATTTGCATCAACAGTAAAACCACCAGTGGTGATAGTGGTACCAAATATAGTTGATGAATTTATACTGCTACCAGTGATAGCACCAATAACAGATAAGGTTGAACCATCCCAGGAAATCCCTCCACTACCAAAACTAAACGTACCATCATTCAAATTTATAGTGCTTGTACTATTTTCGGCAGTGATAGAACCAGTTCTAATTTTATTACCACTAATTGTTGTTGAATTATTATTGATGTCAAATGCTGCTCTTCCAGCTGTTATCTTTGTAGAAGCTAAAGTATACGCGTCACCTGCAGTATTTTCCGCGTCATCTGCAGTATCTTGCGCGTCATCTGCAGCATTTTGCGCATTGTTTGCGCTTGTCTGAGCGTTATTGATAAGCGTAAGAGTGTTACCGCCTGTGATGTTAACGTTTCCACTTACTGTAAGTGTTGAGCCATCCCATGTAAGTTTATTACCTAAGGAAAATTGACTAGCACTATCAACATAGAATGGAGTATTAGTATTACTGTAAACGCCTGTTCCAAGAAAAATTTTTGAATTACTCGACATTACTGTATTGCCGGTCAACGTTAAACTCTTAGTGGTTATTGTATTAGCTGTAACATCACCATTCGATAAAACTTTGAATGGTGCGTTAGCTAAAGTTCCAGAACCAGAAAATAAATCTCCATCAATATTTACGTGAAAAGATGTAGGGTCATTTCCTCCAATATCAATAGTCCCTCCAATCTCAAGGCTTCCTTTTATTATTGCATCGTAGAAGTATGCTTTACCGCTACCATTAATTAACCATCCAACTGTTGCATTTGAGTAACTGCCATCACCAACAGCAACTCCATCAAAAGTAGAAGACCTGATTATGGATGTTGCACCAGCCATTGTAATGGTGTGTGCACCAATTGTTCCAGCTATAATTTTTGATGCGGTGAGATTTTCAATGTGCGCAGAATCTATAAGCGTTGTAGCGGTTGATGCAACTATCGGAGTCCAAGCTGAAGTGTTTCCAGTTGTATCAATAGATTGAACTCTAGCAAAATATAATTTTGGTGTTGTTACTACAGTTGTGACTCCGGTGTTGGCATTTACCTGATTAGCTACTTCCGTGTTTTGCGGGACATCAACAGCTATGACATTTGAACTAGAAAAGCCAGAAAGATATGGAGTTGATCCGCTAATTATTGTATACGTTGATCCACTTTGCGCTATGGTCTCTGGAAGATATACTTGATAATTATATCCTTTTAAGTCTGATTCGTTAGATGGATTAAAACTAATCATTATCGACTTGTAGTTACCGACTATCGTTAAATCACCAAGTTCTGCCGGCTGGGTGAGGTCATCTGAAACGGTAAATCTAATAGCTGAAGCTGGATCTAACAGAACGTTTAATTCTACATCTTTTGGTTTAACTGTTAAAAGATATTGTTTTCCAGGTTTTAAATTTTGTATAGTTTTTTTGATTGTAGCCATTATCTTAAACCTCCTATCGACTTAAAGCTTAAATCTGGATTTATTTCTTGATCATCTAAAGAAAAGTAAAAATTTCTTAAAAAACTTATTTTACTTATAAAGATTTGATTATTACCTGATAAAATATTTTTATCTGATAAAGTTTCAACTTCTAAGGTATAGTCATGATATTCTAAATCATTTTTTTGAAAAATTATTGATTCTTTTTCTTCAGTTGAATAACAGTCAATCTCATACCAATCTAAAACTATATTTTCAGTTTCTGATGAAGATTCATACTTTGTAGTTATTCTAAGTTTGCACTTTCCATATCCTGGACCAACTACACCAGTTATTTTAATGTTTGGCCCACTAAAAGTTCCGACTATCTTAGATCCGACTTTTTTTGATAGACCATTAATCCAATCCGTTCCATCATTAAAATATGCCAATCTATAATATCCAATAGAGTTTTTATTAATCTCAGTATCATACAAATCAATACTTGGTGGAGTTGCACTATAGTAAACGCTATAACCAGGACTTGATTCAAGTGAGTTAATAATACTATTTGGATATTCTACATGCTCATAGGATGTTACTGAATTTGTCGTAACTGGAGTTGCGTGTATATACTTGATATAATCAGATCCATAGTAGACGCTATAAGTTCCATCTGGAAGAGTATCTGCCTCGTGATTCTTTGCGGCCTTAAAGTACATTATACCGTCAACAATTTTGGTGACTACAGGGGTTGAAGCTTCTAAAGTTGAGACAATAGAATTTTCATAAACAACTAAATATGAATGATCTTGCTCAACCTTAAGAAGATTAGCATTATATATATAATTTAATTCATTGTTTCCGATGTCTGTGAATAACCAATCATTAGCAACGATATAGTCCTTTAGTTGGTCTATTACTATTCCGCCTTTTTAAGGGCGGAATGTTATAAACTTTTTGTTGGGGACTTGCCGCCAAATTGCTTGTATTGTCTAAATATTTAAACCAGCTCATGTCACAACTCTATGTATAGTATTTCAAAATCGTATTTATCCTTAAATTCATCTGGTATATCAATACTAATATTCACATCTGCAACTGGAACTCCACCTATAAGTATATCAGGTGTAATGGAGTCAATTTTGATAACAACTTGTTTTGCGGCTGAATTTATTTGTTGTAAATTAATTTCATTTCTTACCGACTCATAATCTACATCTATAGATCTTATTCTTTTAGATCCATCTGATCCAGAATGAGAATGCTCACCTATCTGCACCCCATCTATTTTTGCAGCATTTTCTACTGTTATATCTCCAACTATTACTCCGCCAGACTTCATTAGATACTGAGGATGGCTGTCTTCGTTTAGACCGTCCAATAAAGAATGACTAGATTTCAATGAATTAACTTGAGACTCGTCTACGAATAAATTAGAAAGCAAGGCAGCATAATTAGAATCCGTTTCCGTAGTAACGATTCTTTCTCTACTTACAGCTTTCATAGATAGCTGAGATATAAAGCTTGTATATTTTCTTCTTTGAACTATAGATTGATACAAGGAATCTATCTTCGCAGATGTATTATTTCTTCTTTCTAATAAGTCGGTTAAAACTGATTTAAAGTTACCCTCTGCAGCTAATAGCGCTATTGCTGCTTCTTCTGATAAGGTAGGCATTTCTGCTCTCATGCTTGTAGTTCTTATGTCTAAAGCAAAATCAGAAACAACTTTTGTTTTAAATCTTAGTGATGGACTTAAATACTTATTGTAAAACACATTACAATTAGTTACCAAATCTTTATGAAGTGTATCTAACTGACTATCTATCATGTTTGTTAAAGAGTTTACTTTGATAGAAAAAAATGCTTGAAATTGAGCGGCTTGCTTTTTAGTTGTTTTATCCACTTCGGTTTCTGGCAAACCTGTTGGCGATGATTTGATTGATTGGGCAAAGAGTTCCTTATAGTGGATTGCCATTTTGAGCCAGTATAAGTAGTACGACGCGACCTGCTGTTGTGAGTCATCTTCATAATTATCTCCAAAATCTGCACCTAATGAACTTATGATGCAATTAGTTTCGTTTACTAAGTACTTAATAATTTCTCTAAAATCGTAAATATGACCAAATGTAGTATTTGATATTAAATTATCATACTCTTTTACAAATTTTCTATAACCTCTTGTTTGGACTCCTTCCGCATAAAGATATTGGTCAAAGCATATGAAGGGCGGCCTAGGATACTTTAGACTACCCGCATATCCTTCTATTTCTATTTTAGGATATGAATGATTGATTTTATTAATCTCATCCCAAACGTAGGCATGTGCTTCTTCTAGGTCTGAATTATTTAATGGATCTAATTTTACCTGTCTTAATAAATCTTCTAAGTCTTTTAAAAATTTAAGTAGGTCCGAAACACTATTTTTTGCTTCTTGCTTAAGCGACTGCAAAGGGACTGAATATGGCTGATCATTACCATATGATACTCCGGCTTGGAGAAGAATTGAATTTGGTCCACTTCTGGCAAAAGTTGATTCTGTTGAGCTACGAGAAGATGATTCAGTTGTTGAATAATCTAATGTTACTTTTTGTTCTTTTGAAAGTTGATTATCTATATTGTTAACTAATGACATATTTTACCTAAAACATTTTCCTAGAAACACGTTTTGCGGGTCTCCCCTTTTTAATACCTGGCATCAGGTCAGAGTTTCTCTTAGTGGTTACCATGATACCAGATGCGGGTGCTTCTTTGTCTCCATCGTCAGATGCACTACTTACCTTTGGCATGAAAAATGTATTTGAGAAACTCTCTGTATTTCTTGCTACTTTTAATTTACTAAAGTCTCCATAATTTTGTGTTATAGCAAGAAGCGCTAACATTAGCGCATCATGGGCGTGATCCATAGCTGATCCACCAGCTTCAAATATAGGTCTTCCCGTTTGAGTAGTTCTGACAACAACATATGAGATTAACTGCATATAGAGTTCCTCATCTGAGACTGGAAATAAGATAGCTTCCCTTTCAAGATATTGAGTTAGATTGTCTACCATGTATGGTTTAATTTCTTTTTTGATTGGAAGCTTGGTGTATGGATCTCTTATCTCAATACTCTCACCAAATCCTATTCCTTTAACTCTGTCTCTAAGATTTGATTTTGGATTTTCCGTTCCATATTTCCTGAGTAGCTCTACCTGAACTTCTCCATATCCTCTGTCAACATAAATATGTTTTGGATGGAAAGATTCATTCAATTCAACAATTCTATTAACTCCATTTGTTAATGTGTATTCAGACTTAGGAATTTCTTCTCTATATACAACTCTAACTTTGTTTCTAAATCTTTCATCTTCATAATTTTCGTTACAGGTTTCTAGCACAACTATATTTGTTCCAGCACCATATTTATCCCAGTCAACTCCAATCGTGTAGAATGATCTAGCTGATTGTATTTCCGGAATATAATCCCAAGATGGATCTATGAAAGCTTTATCTATAAATTTCCTAGGATAAACACCTTCTGCATCTTCGCCCCAGTCTGCTTCAATTTCATGGCGATAACCCATTTCTGAGTATTGCTCTCTAAATTCATCTTCTTGTTCTTTTGAAAAATAAGGGTTGCAATATGATGGAAACCAAAACTCTTGAAATCTAGCGCTTCTGCACCACTCCCAAAATCTTTCTCTTCTACCAGTTGGTGTTGAAGCTCCAATGAGTACTTTATCAGCTTGATCTTCTGCGGTCTTCTGCAGCATCGCATAGAGCGCGTCAAGGTCATCTGCGTGCATGTAGTCCATTTCGTCCAACACAATCATATGTGCTTCTTGACCACGAGCTACGTCTGACTTTCCACCTGAACGCATACCAGACGTAAAGAATCTAATTGTAGAGCCATTGGAAAATTGAATCATAAACTGAGGACTAGTTACTTTCCTCGTAATTGAACTCATTACTATTTCATTCTTAGAAGCTAATCTAAGTATTTCTTGATAGATTAATTCAACGTGCGATTTCATTGGTGCAATAACTAAACATCTTCCATCTTTATGGGTGTAGC